CGTAAACGCAAGAGTAGTAGTTGTAATAACGATTGAAGTACTTTTGGATTTCCTCAACAATTTGAGGTTCCTCGTTTTTCAAACGTTTCAACTCTAGATCTAAAGTCCAAAGAATTGATGAAGCTCCTGTTGTTGAAGGGCAGTCCACATACAATTTCTCATTGGTTAGAGGGTTGATAAGTTTAGCAGCATACTTTTTGTAGCGGCTTTTAGATGGATCCGTTACCCATGGGATAAAACGAATTACCGATTTGTAAATACCGTTCTGACCTTGGTCTGGACCGGGATTGTACATGTTCTCGTCGACTTTACGAGCAGCAGATGATGATTTTCCTGAGAAATCATCGAGATTGAGATTGAATAGATCTTCCATGTTCAAAAATGATTTTAATTTATAAAATTGTACTAAAAAACCGTAAGTAGTTTCAAAAAATAAGGGCGAGTTTTTTAGACTCGCCCTTTAATGTGAACTTTTTATTAAGATATTAAGCTTTCGGCTCGTTAGTCTTTGCTTCTTGAACGTGAGTTCTGCCTGCTTGACAAACGGCTTTGATGTCTTGTAAAAGTTTACGAGTTCTAGTTCCAGCAGATTTATTACCCTTTTCGTAGAACTTAACAGTTTCGTTTTCAAGTTGAGAAACTGCTTCCTTTAATTCAGTTAACCATTGTGGTGTCATAATTTCAAAGATTTTTTGTATCTTATATAATAAAAATTCACCCGGTTTTAAAGATTAGTAAACTTTGTTGGAAAATTTGGCGGTTGGGTAAACTTTGATCGCAAATTTTATCCAAGTTTTAATGACATTGTTGAATTCTTGGTCAGTTATTAAACCTGACTTAAGAAAAGGCTTTAGGTAAATTTCAAATTCTTGATCAATTGGAATTCTCTTTCTAACTGCAGATGCATGCATTCCAGCAACCATTGCAGGAATTTCATCGGCTAATAAAAAGTACTTGTATGAAGTTTCTGCGTTTGACCTGACCTTATTTGGGGTTTTGATTGCATGGCCGGTTCGACGATTGATTCCTGTCTGCAGCAGATGTTCAATTTCGTGCCTAACGTATTCAACTAATTTATGACCGAGCGTCTCATAGCTTAGAGGCTCAGCATCCGGGCTAATATAGAGAACTAATTCTAGTTCAGGATCCTCTTGGTCTGAAGCTTTTGGGATGTATGCATTCGCATCTAGTGCAAATCCATTATCTTCAAAATTTAAAACTTCCCAAGGAAGAGCTTTGAAATGAACTGATCTTTTTGGATTAAATTGGACCACTCTTTTCACAATAAAATTTAGACTAAACTCGAGTGGATCAGAATAAGTTAGTTCCCGATGAACTGCTTTACCTAGCTTGGTGCCAGCTGTGGTTTTCACGATTGCAAAAAGATCGCGGGCAATTGCATGAGCAAGAGAATCAAACTTTGATTCGTATATGAAGTTTTTAAAACGTTTTATCATTTATAGGTTACAAAAATTAGATCAAGCTTGGCAGTAGATGGGATTTGTTTAGTATCATAATCCACGTCAACATCACCACGGTCCTTACCTAGTTTATTTGAATTTGCTGCTGCTTTTAATTTGTCAAATAAGGTTTTCTCAATAGGGTTTTTACCTCCTATTGCTTGAGAAAGAGCGTCTTTATTTGCATCTAATTTAGAGTCGGTGATCCATTTGTCAAGATCAGCTTGGCTGATTTCATATTCTTTGTATCGTTTAACTCCTCCACCATCTGCGTACTTAGAGTGCCATGGTTTTTCAGAGTCTAAAAATACGACTTTGAATACGGATGCCCCAGCGGTTGGAGTTGGCGCATTTGGATCAGGCGGTAACGTTGCACCGGCTAATGGGTCAGACATTGGTGCTCCTCCTAGGTCCGGCATTGGCGGAGGTGGAGTTGATACGATCGGATCAGCCGGTGGAGCAGGTTCCGCTGCAGGTTCCGCAGCTGGAGCAGCTTCGTCAGCTTCCAATAGTAACTTAAATTTGTCAAATGATAGTATTTCCATGATAGTATTATTTATAAACCAAAAATGGGGACACAAGGCCCCCATTTGATTGAAATTAAGTTAAGATTATGACCCGCAAGCTAGACATTCATCCTTGTTATCTAGAGAACAGATTATATCATTTGTGTTCTGCAAAGTATCGTCTTGAGGAACCTGGATGACAGGTTGCGGTTTGGCAGAAGCGTCTACTCCCAGCCCGGCAATCGCTGATGTAGCAGCTTCCGTTCTTAAGTAGTACATGCCAGTTTTAAGGCCGCTTTTCCAAGAATGAAAGTGAGCCGACGTTAATTTAGCAGTATTAACATCTCTAAAAAAGAGGTTAAGGGACTGAGATTGGCAAATGAATTTACCACGGTCAGCTGACATATCGATAATAGTCTTTTGAGATATTTCCCAAACTGTTTTATAGATCAACTTAAGCTCATCTGGAATATTAGGAATGTTTTGAATTGAGCCCTTTTCAACGATGATTTGATTTCTCATTGAATCTGACCATAGGCCGAGTTCTACAAGATCGCGAACCAGGTGCTTATTAACTGTGATGAATTCGCCAGCTAACGTTCTACGTGTTCCAATATTTGAAGTAAAAGGCTCAAATGCTTCATTATTGCCCATGATTTGAGCGGTTGAAGCAGTTGGCATTGGAGCAAGTAATAGAGAATTTCTAGAACCGTACTTCATTAATTTCCTACGTAGAGAGGCCCAATTCCATCGACCTGACAATTGTTCGTCAGTAAAGCCCCACAGATTAAATTGAAATTGTCCAGAACTTAATGGTGAACCTTCATACGATGAATACGCTCCATCTTTTTTGGCTAGGTCAATTGAAGCTTCCATTGCTGCATAGTAAATGGTTTCATGGATTTCCTCATTCAATTTTTTAGACTCTTCGTTTCCAAACTCTAATCCCATTAGTGCAAACGTATCGGCTAAACCTTGAATTCCTATTCCAATTGGACGATGCATCATATTAGAGGCTTTAGTCTCTGGAGTTGGATAGAAATTAATATCAATTACCTTATTTAGGTTAAGAGTTGTTTGATATGCAACTTCATATAGTGCATTATGATTGTACTCAGCGGTAGGCTTTCTTAGCTTACCGGTCCTTTTACCTAAGACTACGAATTGATTCACTGGAATTGAAGCTAAGTTACAAACAGCCTGTTCATCCTTTGAGGTGTACTCAATAATCTCGGTACATAAGTTTGAAGATTTAATGGTGCCTAAGTTCTTTTGGTTAGACTTGCGATTTGCAGAATCCTTAAAAAGAATGTAAGGTGTACCGGTTTCAATTTGAGACTCTAGAATTTTTTGCCATAGTACACGAGCTTTAAAGGTTCTACGACCCTTACCCTCTGCTTCAAGTCGAGCATAATTACTTTCGAATTCTTCTCCGTACATTTCCCAAAGTTCACAATCGATTTCGGCTGGACAAAATGTTGTCCAATCTCCATCCTCTTCAACTCGCTTCATGAATAGATCAGGCGTCCACATTGCTAAGAAAAGATCTCTTGCTCTGCGCTCTTCCTTACCATGATTTTTTCTAAGTTCAAGAAAGTCTTCAACGTCATCGTGCCAAGGTTCTAAATAAACTGCAAAAGAACCTTTACGCTTTCCGCCACCTTGATCGACATATCTAGCAGTTTCATTATAAACCTTTAGCATTGGAACGATTCCATTTGATGTACCGTTTGTTCCTTTGATGTAAGAACCGGTTGCTCTAACATTTGAAATTGCAATACCTATACCTCCAGCGTTTTGGGAAATTGCCGCAACATCAGATAGAGTTTTATAGATGCCAGAAATAGAGTCCTCATTCATCATTAATAGAAAACATGAAGAAAGCTGAGGTCTTCTTGTTCCAGCATTAAATAGAGTTGGTGTTGCATGAGTCATTTGATGAGTTGATAACAATTCATAAGTTTTTAGAACGTTCTGAATGTCCATTCCCCAAATACCGACTGCAACTCTCATGTAAAGGTGTTGTGGAGTTTCAGCAGGTTGTCCGTAAGTTTTTAATAGGTAACTTTTTTCAAGTGTTTTAAACCCAAAATAGTCAAAACTAAGATCCCTATCGTGTATGATTGCTTCGTTTAAGGTGTTCTTGTATTTTTGAACCGCTTCATAAGTTTCATCTGAAATAATACATGCGTTCTTATTAGTCTTTGGATCTATGTAATTATATAAGTGATCGATCGTATCACTAAAAGATTTATGAGTAGTTTTATGTAAACGAGTTATTGCAATTCTAGCGGCAAGGATTGAATAATCTGGGTGAATGTACGCTAATGCAGCGGCCGTCTCTGCAGCTAACAGATCAAGCTGCTGTGTGTTTATTCCATCATATATACCGGCTACGACTTTCGTTGCAACCTCTAAGGCATCAACATATTCGGTATTTAATCCGTATGTTTGTTTTTTAATTCGGTTTGTGATTTTATCTAGCTTTAGCGTTTCGCTATGGCCATCTCTTTTTATTACCTTCATCTGTTTAATTTTTTGCTGTTTTTTAAAAATCTGCGTCTAATGAAAATCCTGCGTCTCCTCCAGATTTAACTCCAGCTTTTTGATATTCGCCAACTCTCTTTTCAAAGAAATTAGTTTTACCATTTAGCGCAATGTTAACCATGAAATCAAAAGGATTTGTTGAATTAAAAACTTTTGCGCAACCTAAATCAGATAGTAATCTATCGCTAACAAATTCCAAGTATTGTTTCATCAAGTCGGAATTCATACCTATTAATTTAACAGGAAGTGCCTCTGTGATGAATTCTTTTTCGATTTCTAGGGCAGATAATATGATTTCCTTTATTCTTTCTTCTGAAACTTTATTAACTACGTGGTTGTTGTGTAGGTGGACTGCAAAGTCAGTATGGGAACCTTCATCCCTTGAAATAAGTTCATTAGAAAAACTTAGTCCTGGCATGAGGCCTCTTTTCTTAAGCCAAAAAATAGAACAAAATGAGCCTGAGAAGAATATACCTTCAACTGCGGCAAATGCAACTAATCTCTCTTGAAACGTAGAGTTCTTGATCCATCTGAGGGCCCACTCGGCCTTCTTTGCAACAGCTGGAATGGTATCGATTGCTCTAAATAAGTGCATTTTTTCTTCAGGGTCGGTAATATACGTATCGATTAGAAGAGAATACGTCTCGGAATGAATGTTTTCCATCATGATCTGAAATCCATAAAAGAATTTTGCTTCAGGATACTGAACCTCCTTAACGAAGTTCTCGGCAAGATTCTCATTAACGATTCCGTCGCTAGCGGCAAAAAATGCCAGTACGTGTTTAACGAAATGACGCTCGTCATCGTTTAATCGAGATCGCCAGTCAACTAGGTCAGCAGCTAGGTCAATTTCCTCAGCTGTCCAGAATGAAGCTTCTGCTTTTTTATAAAATTCCCACAAGTCATGGTGCTGAATTGGGAAGACAACGAATCGATTTGGATTCTCTTGTAAAATAGGTTCCATCATGTTCTTTATTATTAGATTAAGTGTAAATGCGATGTAAAGTTCGAGTTATGGTGTTGCGTGCTTGGTTAATAGAAACTAATTTGTTTAAATGGTTAACCTGAAGAGCACCGAACATAAAAAAGAGTGATATTTTAATATTCGACCTTTGCATCTTGATTATTTATTCGAATATAAAATACCACTCTTTGTGGTTTTTGGTTTAAATAAAGTCGAACTTCAATTGTTTCCGGATAGTATCAACTCGGTGAACTTTAATTTGACCTTCGTCGCTAATTTTAGTTCGACCTTTTAGGTGGTTCACATCCGTGTGAAATACTCTGTCTGAATCTGGCATTTGAATCTCTAAATTAAAGTTTTGCTTATTTAGAGTGAATTCTAACGTTTTACCTTCAATTGTGTCCTTTAGGCTTTGCCAGATTAATTGGTCTTCTCCGATTTTTTCCAGAGAGTCAGTTAGAATTATTCTAGGCTCGCCCTTCTTAAGAACGATGTCCTTGACGTAAAAATCAATTTGATCGCCTGATTTGTAGTTTTTGCTAACTTCTTCGTAATTAGGGAATTCAGTTTTGTGCAATAAGCCGGTAAAGTAGTTTTGGAATTCAACGAACATTCCAAAATCATAAGGCTTGTTTGTTAGAATACCTGTGTACTTTTCACCAAATCTAAGCTCATGAACGCGTTGAGGTAGAGTCTGCTTGATGTATTTCTTGTAAGAAACAATGAATAGCTCATTTGCTGAATCATAGTTCTCAATCATTACTGGAATTTCCTTGTTTAAGTACTCATTAAAGTCTCTGATTACGTTAGCAGCTGCATGCGATCCAGGTAAGAAGCACTTAATTGTGCCTTTGTAAAGAGCAAGATATCCGCCTTTAACTAAGTTCATAACTTTAACGTAGAACCATTTTTCAGTCTTGCTGAATTCTTCAAGGTCGTCACGGTAAGTTAATGCGGCACATCGTTTTTCAGAACCTAAATAGTCTCCACCGTCTACTTTATAGACAACGATTTTAAAGCTTGCGCTTATTTCATTGTGAATTAATAATGAAGGCTCTGCTGTAAATTCCCTAAATGGAATAAAGATTGTAGATAGAGTTGCATCGTCTTGGGCTTCAATCATTTTATTATCGAAGTCAATTCGTTTTGCCGTTACTTTACAAACTCGTCCAACTTCAAAGTCCTTATTTGCAGGTTTTAGAGCGGTGCCTGATGAATAGTAAAGGTCGTAAAGTTCTTGAGCATAAGGTTCTTTACAAAAGATTCTTACGCCCGCTTTTTTGTCCGCTGGAGTTAATTTGATCTTGTGATTGATTTTGCTATTGCCTTGGCTAAATAGCAAATCAAAATCAATAACTTCTTGAGCGTTTTGGTTTTTTTGCATAAATGTCGTATTAATGAGATTAACTACTTAATTATACACAGAAACCTCCTCAGGTTTTAAAAATTAGTGAATTCCAGGATCTGACGTAATTGTCCTAGCACCGGTAAATATGCCTGGCATTTTTGTTGCAAATATTAGGCTACCCGTCGAGGTTAAACTGGATCTCCATGCAATTTCATCTAGAAATATTGCAAAAAGAGGATTCTTATAGGTCAGTCTTTCCCATGGCGGAAGATCGTCCTGATTAACAAATGGATTTGCTGCAATTCTAGCAATCTTGATCCCAGGTTTACTTGCAAACGCTGGCGCTAGGATTGCAAAAAGATATGCGGTTTCTTTTAGGATAGGTTCAGTTGCAGTTGCGACTGGAATGTACGCTGCTCTAATCAGGTTAAGCGCTTCAAGATTCACAAGTTTGGTCTTAGTTGAATTTGGAATTTGAAGTTGTAGAGCTAATATAATTAGTTTAATAGGTAAAATAAACGGATTTGCTGCCTCGATAACATTAAGCGATAGGTCTTTAAAGCTTTGTGCAATATTTAAAATCGGCACAACAATACTCTTAAGAGGTTCTAGGATTCCATCAATTGCTGCAAATAACAAACCTCGAATTAGTTCTACTAGATCAGTAGAAGTCAATAGTGCAAAGTAAGAGACGATGTCTAATGGAATATTTGGAATCTTCGGTAACGTCAAGACTATGCCATTCGGTAGTTTTACAGAAACTGTTCTTGAAATATTTGAGGTAGACACTGTTGCAAATTGAGAATCACCACATGGAACCTGCTTAATAATTTCCTGAAGAGTTGGAGAATCTATGCTAAGCCCGGTGAATGCTAGCATGTTGCCGGCATCAGATAGTAGTCTTAACAATAATTCAAGTAAATATGCAATTGCCGCTTTTATTAAAGGTTTTAGGATTGCATTCAATGGAATCACAATAGGAATTGGAAATACTGGGCCGAGTGGAATGGGCGATTGCGGTATGTGAGTTGCAGCCAACACCGGTAATATCATAGTTTTAAATATTGCAACGACATCAGGTAATTCAGGAATTAAAATGGGTGGAAATGCTGATAGTGCTGAATCAAATAAAGCCTTCACTGTGTCTATTCCGATATTCTCAACTGCATCTCCAAACATGCTCTTTAGAGTATCAATAGTTATTCCTTGCAAAAATGCATCCAACAGAGCATTAAAAATAGCGATTGCTGCTAGTACTTGAGGAGACGGTAAGTCGTTGGGTTTAGCGGACTCAGTTGCGCAACATGGAGCAGAAGGATCAAACAGTTTAAGAGTCGGAGGAGTTAATGCGAGTGAAGACAGTGCAAATGCAGCTTTAATTCGTTTTTTACGTTGTTCATTTGCTTTTGCAATCTCTGCTTTTCGTTCTTCAGGTAAGTTAGGATCAATGTCTTCATCGGTGGTTTTATCGCCAGTTGCATGAGCTAATGCGTCATTTGCAAATTTCTTTATTGCATTTTTAAATTCGGCAACGTCTTCTAATTTATTTAAGTTGAATTCTTTTTTAGGTACGTCTAATTTACTTGGATCAATTTGTGATGCGAACTTCTTGATTATTGAAATTAAGTTTTTAGCCTTTATGTCTGGGACAAGTTCTCCTCTAGCCGCTTTTTCTATTAGTGGTTGGACCGCGGTTACTGCGCCCGGTAGTTTAGGGTTAAGTCGAGTGGCATTCTTTGGGATTGCGATTGTGCCTAAATTTATCTTATCGATGTATGATTCAAAATCAGAAAGCACACTTTGAATTTTTTCAGTTAATCTTATTGGATCGAGACCTCGAGCCTTGTCCTTTGCCGCAAGCCGGTCCTTAGGATCAGTTATGTCTTCGGCGGCAACTACGTCTTTTTGTCTAGTTGATCTGGTTTTTTCCTTTAATCTAGTGACCGCATTTATTTGCATGTCACCTAAAATCTTGAATTGAGCATTGAGGTCAGCTTTGAATTTGGTGGTGATATTAATAAACTCTTCAGCAGCACCGCCGTCAAGGGCAGCAGAAGAAGCTTCAAACAGTCCTAGATAATTTTGTAAGTAGAATTGTGGATCGATCTCTTTAATTACACGACCGTCTGGCGTGTTAATTGATGGATTTTTACCTTGAGCAATGGTTGCAGCAAACGCGGCTAGGCGAGTTGCTCTTGACGAACTTGCAGTCACTTTAATAGGTACTAGTAAAGAGCCTTTGATTAATTGACCTTTATGCGGATTTGAATTACTTAATCCAATTGGATTATCTGATTCACCTGATGAGTCTATCTCAAATCCATACTTAATTGCACCCGGCGCAAACACTAATGGAAAGTTTGGAGCAAGTAGCATGTACTTACTACCGTCGGGTGAAAAGTAGAACATGTAAACTGACGGTAATGGAATTCCAACAATGAGAGCAGGTAGAGTCAAAAAGGTTACCAAAGTTCCAAGCGAAGACGATAATGAAAATAGAACTCTCCATTTTTGTGGCATTGGAATCATGACCACTCCTACTGGAGTTGGAATTATATTGTTTATTGGCCAGTATCTTAATAAAGGAGACGCTACATCAGGGATAGGTAGCAGACTAATTTGATTTAAAGAATTTGCAAATTCTTTCCAGTAACAAGGGTTATTCATGTCCGGGAGACTTGAGTCCGTTCCAGAAAGGGTGCGAATCATTAAAGGGTCCGTTCCTAACTTTTTCTTGGTTTCAGCCTCACAATCCTTGGCGGTTGCTTTAGCCTTAGCCGCATCTTTAAAACAGGCAACAGTTGAAATCCTCTTAGCTAAAACGTCAGGATCCATTGAATTTTGAGTTATTAATTCAGAAATTTGGTCAATATCAGCCTGAAGGTCCTTGATCTTTTGATCAATTTCATCTGCTGCTTTTGTGTAGTATGCAAGCCTTGATGAGATGACTTTATCTAGCGAAGAGTATGTGAATTCGCCAGCTCGATAAATATTTGAACCTATGGCCTTATACGTTAATGGACGAGCCAATTTAACTTCAGAATCCGTAGTTTTTCTAAAGAAGTCAGCGGCTTCGGCTTGACCAAGAGTTTTAAGGGCCTCTAGGTTTTTCTCAATCTGTTTTGGAAAAACAACGGCTCTTTCGTTCTTTAATTTATCAGGTAGTGTTTCTGCAGCCTCATCATAAAACTTAGAGTACTGGGCCTGATTGGCGATGTAGAAAGTTGTGTCCTCTTCGGTTATTGAGTTTGGAGCATTCTCTACATCGGCTATTACTGGATCTATTTTGTTTGGATCAACAGTAAGGCCTCTTTCTTCAGGTGTGTACAAGTACCTAACTGGATTAGCCAACTTTTTGTAGAGACCTGCATACCCATTTGTTTGGTTATACAAAGCCCCAGGAATGAATGCGTAATCTGTTTCGGTTGGAGAACCTGACTGAAAATTTGCATTTTTAATGGCAACTCCTATCGTATTAGAGAATGGAGAAAATTTTAGGTATGGGCTTGTTCTAATGTTAATGATCTTTTCGACCTGATCCGAAGACCCGTCTGCTTTTACTTGAGGGGTTGTAATTTTATAGTTCTCTAAGTCAATCAATCTAACTTCATAAGCTAATGATCTAGCTGACGTAACTAATTGCGTGACGGGTTGTACTACATCAGTATCATTGAAAATTGGAATGAGCTGTCCACTTATTTGTTTGGTGATAGCAAGCGCATTCGCTTTAACCACTGTCGCTAGTCCAAGGTTAGGTATTGACTGGATTCGGGTCCTTAGCGCATTAGTCGCGCCGGTTTTTGCTCTAGCTCGAGATTTACCTGCTTCAATTCTAGCTTTCCTAGCAGTTGAATATGATTTATAAACGTCAGATGAAATTAGCAAAGATATAACAATGTCTGATGCAATTTTAGATAGTTCATCAAGATTTCCAGCAAATATTAATAATGCAACCTCATCATTTACTTTAATAATCCAATTTAAAATAAGTAAAATTGGATCAATTGTTTTTATCTTATCTGGAGCATTAGCTTCACTATATTTATTGTAAATTGTTTTTTCAAGCAGACTTAAGCGATTGAATTCTTCATCCCAATAAACGAACTCTGATGTGAATGGGGCTAACGTTGTTATCGTATCATTGAAGAATCTATAACGTTCTTGATAGTGAACTGAAATGATCTTGTAATGATCTTGGAGCTCTTCTAACTTACCTTTGATTGCTGCAAGTTCGACAACTGTTCCCTGTTTGGAAAGCTGGTCAATCATGATCTTTTTGACCTCCTCAATACCATCATTTACACACGAATCGGTCTCTGGGACAGAAACATTTACATTGGACGGTGGTGGTGCAACTGGTTCAGGCAAACAGGCCTTAACCTTAGCTAAGTCATCCTCAGTAAACATTGGGGCGGCGGTTTTTCCGCACTTAATATCGTTAATTAGTTGCTTAAACTGATTGTCCAATTGCAAAAAATCTTTATTTTATCTATCGATCCAGCTAAACAGAACAGCGCCCGTGAGAATTACTCAACAGGCGCACGTTCCTCGATGGCTAATATTCGATTATTGAACTTGAGAGTTCATTTGGGGTTTTTGTACCATTAAGCAGTCAGTTGTGATTAAAAGACCTGCAATTGAAACTGCATTCTCTAGAGCAGTTCGAGTAACTTTAACTGGATCAATAATTCCATTGTCGATCATGTCAACGTATTCCTCAGTTTTAGCATTGTAACCTGGAGCGCCTTCGTTAATTTTGCTGAGAACGATATCTGGATTGACTCCAGCATTTTCTAAAATTGAACGGAAAGGTTGGTGACATGCTTTCTTAAGTAGTTCTACACCTAGTTGAATATCACGGTTAGGTGAAGTGTATTCAAATGAATTTACTGCTTTAACTAGGGCAAGACCGCCTCCAACAACAATACCTTCGGCAACCGCTGCTCTAGTTGCACCTAATGCATCATCGATACGATCAGATTTTTCTCTAGCTTCAAGTTCAGAGGTTGCACCAATTTTAATGATTGCAACTCCTCCCTCAAATTTAGCAAGTCTTTCCTTTAATAGAAGTTTAGTTGTTTCAGACTCACCTGCTTGAATTTGAGACTTCAAATCATTGGTTAATTCTGAAATAGCGTCGGTTGTTCCAAATCCACCAATTATTGTCGTTGAATCTGAAGTGATTGTAATCTTGTCACAACCTCCAACATAATCAATCGCAACTGCTTCCTTAAGAGTAATACCGTCTAGTTCGGAAATTAATTTTCCACCAGTTAGGGTGGCAATATCCTGAAGTTTAAAACGGCGCTGTTCTCCAAATCCTGGTGATTTGACTGCAGCTACTTTTAAAGTGCCCTGTAATTTATTAACAAGTAGAGTATTTAGGGCTTCTCCGTCTACTCCATCGCTAATTATTAATAGCGGACGGCGCTGTTTGTTTGAGTGCTCTAGAAATTGTAGCATGTCTGATAGATTTGAAATCTTACCATCATATACTAGAATTAGAGGTTTCTCAAACTCAACGGTGTTTCTTTCTGGATTAGTAATGAAATATGGGGACAAGTAGCCATTTTGGAATTGCATACCCTCAACTATTTCAACAAAAGTTTCTCCAGTTTTACTTTCAGCAGCTGTAATGATTCCATCGAATCCTACCGCCTCCATTGCATCTGCAATAATTGATCCAATTTCTTCGTCATTATTTGCAGAGATTGTTGCAACTTGTCTAATTTTCGCAAAGTCCTCTACCTTTTGGGCTTGTTCTTTTAAATTATCAACGATAAGTTTCATTCCAATCTCGATTCCTTTTTTAAGATCCATTGGATGAGACCCGGTCTCGATTAATCGATTACCTTCAGTAAAGATTGCATGTGCAAGAACGGTTGCAGTGGTTGTACCGTCTCCAGCTTCCATTGCGACTTTATTTGCAACCTGTTTAATCATTTGAGCTCCAACATTTTCCATGTAGTCCTCTAGTTGAACTTCACGAGCAACGGTTACTCCATCCTTTGTTATTGCAACACTGTTATTTCGAGCAATGACAACATTACGACCTCTTGGGCCCAACGTTACCTTGACTGCTTCAGCTAGTGCATTGATACCGGCAGCTAATTGCTGTCTGGCTTCTGCCTTAAATTTAGTTTGATTCACTTATTATTTGGTTATTTTACTTTACTATTATATCAGACTTTTCGATTTGGTTTAGGCCAGATAATCGTAAAGCCGTCTGCATTAGTGTAATTACGTCCTTTTGGCAATATTCCTTGATTCTATCAATCTCACCAGCATAGAAATTTTCGTGAACCTCTGCTCCAGTAATATCGTCTTTTGGGGAATCTATGCCCAAGACTGATGCAAGTAGATCAAGTGAGGTGAATCCCTCCTGCCATGCACCGAATGACCAAAGTTCAGAAGTATCAGATATTGATATTTCCCAAGGTTTCTTATCCCAAACTTGAAGAGGAGTTGCTGGCTCAATTCCGTGAATGAAGGCTCTCTTACATAAGAAAGGTACATCAAATCTTTTTACATTATGGCCGAAGAGCTTGATACCGTTCTTTGCTAATCCGGTCATTAATTTAAAAGACTGATTTAGGATTTCAATCTCGTTATTTCCAGAGTAGGAAACGATTTGGGCAGTGGGTTCACCATCCACAAATTTCATTTTGCCGAATGACACGCAAACAACTCTACCAAATTCAGCTTGAAGAGCAGATTTCATTTGAAAAAGCTCATCGTCTGACTTGTCTTTGTTGTCTGGATACTTTTCTCCGAGTTGAGTTCTTAGGATTTCAGCTCTTTTTGACCAGAGCTCTTGCATTTTTGGGGATAATTCTGAAAAATTTGACTCTGCACCTGCAGTTTCAATGTCAAAAAACAGAAATTTTTCTAATTGATGTGGATCAAACATGATTATTGTATTTTACAAGATAGAATATACTAATAATTAGTAGAAAGTAGCCTAGGGACTAAGATTCTAAGTACTAGGTACCTTAATTCTTTATTTTATAATAAATAAGTAGACTAGGTACTAAGTATCTAGGCTCTATACCCTCCCAACACCCTTATTCTACAGTAACTTTTACAAAAGTTTTGAGCAAAACTAAAGTTTTTTTGGTAGTAGAATATTCAAAATCACCAAAATGAGCTTTGTTTGTAATTGGCATAGACTTTTCAATACAGTTTCCAGCTGTTTGTATCTGTAAAGACTTTAATAGTTTTAGCTGGGTCTCTTGTGTCAATTCGAATCTAACCAAAGCACATAGAAAACTACTTGAGGACGTTCAGCTCGAATATCCAAATCTCGAATTCATTTTTCTCCCCCCTAAGAATCTTAAGCACGACACCTATTCAGCAACCGAGCGAGCTAAATTAGAGAATTACTCTAGACTAGTTGATACCCTAATCAATAGAGTCAATCAAATCGTTCTTGGCCAACCTGCAATTGTTTCAATTGAGGGAGTTGCGTATGGAGCTCAAGGTAATGCCTTGATCGATATATGCCAGGCAACTGGAATGCTCAGAAAGAAGATCCTGGACACTACTCTAAATGGTCATCAGGAAAGCGTGTTCATATTTTCACCTGGAGAGCTTAAAAATGCAATTGGAGCCAAGGGAAATGCTGGCAAATACGACGTGTACCAGCAATTCAAATCGAATCCGATGATTGCAGCCGGCAGTAGTCTTCACCAGGTGATAAATAAGTACGAGGATCAAATACTCAAGGATCAAACTGTGAAATCTCCATTTATGGACATGATCGATTCTTATTTAGCTGTGCTAAAAATACACACGTCATTAAAAGAATCATAATTCATGTCAAAAGCCAAAGAAAGTAAGTACTACATCAACAATAGAGACTTCACAAATGAAATAATTCGATGCAAGCACGGCCTCTTAAACGAAGAAACCGGCTATCAGCACGTTGCCGGTGAACTTTCACCGATTGCAGTCAACTATTTTGTAATTTTAGCAAACCGTGCAATCCTAAAGCTGCGATTCAGCAACCCGTTAGACAAAGAGGACTGTATTCAGTCAGCTCTACTTGATCTACTTAGGTATTGGAGGAATTTCAATGAAGAAAAGTCAAATAATGCCTTTGCCTACTTCACGCAGATCGCAAAAAACGGCTATGCTAAGGAATATAAGAAGATCTACAAGCATATTGGCAAGGGAGAGAAGGTTGAGTTCGTTTCGTTAAGCCATTCGGGTGAGAGCGAGATCTACACCATTTAATCCATTTGCCAGGCTTAATAAATAAAGGTAAAGAGCTAGGCATCACACATGAACATTAACAATCTCGTATTTTTTGATAAAAACGGAGAATCTTATAACTTTTCGCAGAACACGAGTGGAGTTTGGGAAGGAGCTGACTACTTTTTACCAGTATCAACCGCTCTATATGACGTGTCTAACCTCTTCATTCTAGAAAAGGTCGGCTCCACTTATAAATTTCCAGCGCTAGCTCCAGGCTCAGCCTTGAGATTCAAGTGGCGTACAGCCCAACACTCAAATGAGTTTTTCTTATTCACAATCTCAAAAGAAGATGAGAACACCGATTCAACGATATTCTTAAATAGAACTAATTCAATAGATATTGTCTATTCTGACATTAATCCAGCCGGTTCAACTAACCTTGACCTAGCGTATCCTTTACAGATCAATGTTGGATTTGCACCAACTGATGAAGTTGCGTTCACTAGGGTCCTAGACATCTATTATGAAACTACCTCAACTACTACTTTAATTGGAACAATCACATTTTACGGTGAGGGTGAGGACGAAGATGTCCGATTTAGAGTATGGCTTGATAACTTTGGTATTAAATTCAACAGAGAAGACGCTCTGTTACTCAAGGATTACGACTTAAAGGAGGGTTTACCTGACTGGAACAAGATCAATCAGGCCAGAAAAGAACTACTTGTAAATAGAGATCAAATCTATCCGTACGTCGGTACATACAAAGGACTAATCAACCTAATCAATATTCTAGGTTATCGAGACGTTCTTAGGGTCAAGGAATACTGGCAAGACCGTGATACTAATTCAGCGTATTATCAAAAGTACGCAATGGTCGATATCACGGACTTAATGACTCAGGGTAATCTAGACTCGATCGACCTAGTTCAGTTAAATGGTCAAATTAAAAAAGGCGGTAAATTCAAAAAGACCGAGTTTCTTGCTCTAGCTTACGAATTTTCAGTAGCTGGCGATAATTACGACGATGATGGCGTACCGGAAGTAGAGTTCACGACCGATTTCGAGGTTAATGAAATATTCTATAAACTTAACCGACTTTCTACCAAGCTGAAGCAGGAAATGCTGCCAGTTAATGTTGTCATCAAGGACATCATTGGAGAATTCATATACTTTCATAAATTTAACCTGAGATACTGGTCAGATGTCACATACATCAATTCATTAGAGATTAATGATGACTATAATGTTGTGATCAACTCACCAATCACAAAGTCTCAATTACTACAAATTAGGGACATTAAGACCTTATACCCAAAAACCGTAAGTGTTTTAGCTCCTTCAAATACCGTGATCATTTCTCAATTTCCAAGCATCACATTTAATACGTCAAGTACCCAACCCTATCAGTACTCGCAGAAGTACCCGGTTTCTGAAATTCCTGCGTTACTTGTAGCAATCTCAGACTACTATCAAAACTTGAACAATTACGAGTTTCAATACCATGGTCAGCCAAACCCAATTATAAGCGGTGATGATATTGACGGAAAGGTTGGATGCCCAGTATCTTTGGAAGCATACACACCAGACTTCACAATCTCTCAGCTAGACGGTTCTAAATTCTCAGACTTTTTTGGAACTCACTACACAATTGGCAATATTAAATACCGAAACGGATATGAAATTGAGTGGGATATTACTGGACCACAAGGTTACGTTTTTAACTGGAGAGGTAAGCTACTGGACCTAGTTAAAATTCCACATATTCTACCTCATCTTGGAAAATACATAATTAAATCAACCGTGTATGACATGCAGGGAGGTCATAGCGTAAGTTACCTACATACTAACGTTATAACTGAAGAGCCGGTAATTCAAATATTCACGAAACTCCAGGACAAAAATCGTTATGATTTTAGAAACTTAGATAATGTTACAATTGGTGATTTAGCATCAAGTCCACTTTACCAACCGTTCGCTAATATTATCCAAGCCGGTAGCACGAGCACCGATTTACCAACTCACTACCTTGATTGGAATACCTACTCTAATAATTTTGGAGTTGGAAATCCTCAAAGAGAAGTTGAAGTTTATACTAACGGATTGGGTTTTGAGCCAATAGATGATTCAGACAATCACATAACTCTACAATGGGGTACAGGTCAAGGCGAATTCGGCCAACCTACGCTAGAAGATTATGGATTCAGTACGATAGGCGAACTTGTTATGAACAGAATGAGCGATTTTTCATACGTACCTGATAGAATAAACGGATTCATATTGGATTTACCCAAAATGGTTGATCCAATCAACTTCATTAACTTCCTAGACTGGAATATCTTAAATAGTTACGTAGTTAACTCTTATGTGGATGCAGACGACCTAGCGAATCAACTGAATTCAGCAAACAATACTCATGTTAATCAATATCGATATGTTGCACTAAATGGCAGAGTTCATGCAAGGGCAATTGAACAGGACAGGGGACTTCACCGAATCTTAAAGGTCTTAACTTCAATGGGAAATGAGTTTAGAATAAAAACATTTTGTTATCCATTCGGAGTCTATTCTAGAAGTCTAGTGGATAGATTAAACACTCAACTTTCTCAAATTTCTAGAAGACTAGACGATGATCTGCTTTTCTTAAATGCAACGTTTGATGATATTTTAGAAAAAACCGGAGAAACCGCAGTTTCAACCACTCCTGGGATAATTGCGACTAGCTTTACAACTCCATTTACTTTTACTCTAAATATGAGAAAACAATTTGAAAGTGGAACAATAGTTAGAGCCATAAGTGCTAGTGATTCGTCTAAATGGGTAGAGGGAACCTTTACTCAGAACTCAGAGTTCAATACTTTGACATTAACTGCAACTGCCTCAAATGGTGCAGGCCCATCCGGCACTCCAGTATCAGAATGGCGATTTGAGTACTCTAACCCAAATTCAACTGAACCTCCCATCTATGCCAATGCCAATAACATTAACTATTGGATAAACAAAGGATTCATTGAATTCACTAATACAGCAAGTGGACCATCCTCAACTCCTGCGATATCAGTTAGAGGATTCTTACCTTCAAACTACGATCAAAACACGTTCAACTTAACTAACTTAAAGATTGGATCGGAAGGGCTGGTTGTACCAATAGATCACCCAGTATTCGCAGCAATTTCAAATATAGATTCTAAAAAGGAATGTATTTGGACCCTAAAACACGTTGGGGAAGAAATCGCTAAAATCAAATCAACCTCATTTTTCATTTGGAGATTTGACGAGCCTGGTACGTATTCAATAACAGTCGATGTGACCGATGTTAATAATAACTTATTCTCATTAACTCGTGACTTTTCAGCTGCAAATACAAAATCAATTCCCGAGTATAAGAATTACTTGAACAATACACTAAACCGCAGAAAGGCTAAAATGTAAGGTCCTCCTGGTTTTCTTAATAAATAAAAAAGACAAAAAACTACCTAAAAAATGGCATTTACTAACGTAACTCTAAACACACAACCTCTATTAGAGTCAACTTTCATCTCGGACATGCGTTTAATCCTAAACGCTAACGTTTCCGTGATCAAAGGAAAGGTTGAAGATCTAATCAATACATTTGAGATAGATTTGACTAACAAATACATTGGAGTAGACAACTACTTTAACCAAGTAAAAACAAACAACGTTATTCTTGGAAACAGTATATCCTTCATGGATTCTACTAACACAATCGGTAGCTTAACCAAGAGCGCTGGAAAATCGATTTTATCAATTGATAGACTTGTAATTCAGGCCGGCGGAACAATTGACATGAGCGGCACCGGTAATGCAATGGCAATCAAGAGATTGGGAGTTGGAATCCCATTAGCTAACGTTACAGCGGATGGATTCTATGTTGGAAGCCAAACTGTTTCAGTACCTTCACAATTCAATGGTGAAGCGGCTTTCCCAAAACAAGCAATAACTCAAAGTACCGAAGGTAGTACAAACACAGTAATCACAACGACTGCTTTGAATACAGGCGGAGTTGATTACTACTATGGGGTTTTAAAATTAACTAAATCAAGTAAACAATTCATTTACTTAACAGTTAGATCTGCGGATACGAGTCCAAGTTCAGCAAAGCCAGTAATTATATTTACGTATGAAGATCCAACAGATAGACCTGATCCTGGTCAAACTTTTACAATCATACTTAGAGATTACCAAACCTCTGCAAGTGTTGACGTATCCGTTACAAGTTGGGGACCTATTCGAATTGTACCAGGTTTCACAAATATTGCAACTGGAACTCCGGTGCTATTAGACGGAAGCTCGTTAGGAATTGCGGGTAATCCAACCTCTGCGATTAGCGCGCTCACTCATTACATCCAATTATTCAACGGTAATGTTCAATCTGGGCTAGGAACCGCACCTGGAGATGTTGGCGGAACCGCATTAAGACGTTTTGGATCATCAGTTAGCTTGACAAAATACGAAACTATCGGTACGCCAACGGTCACTTCGTCTAGATTCGTTATCACAAGTTCGCATAACATAAAAACAGTAAACTAATTTAATTAAGTACTATGGCAGTTGCACCATTAATAAAACCAATACAGACTCAGAAAGGAATGTTTTATTCTTTTCAGAGCGCGATTGAGGACCTAAGCTTAACGTTTAACAATAATACGAACAAGTTTAGATTTTCAAAGTTTGCGCTATTGCGTATTCCAGAGATTGGGATTCCAGCAACAATGCAAACTGATAATAAAGTTCAGTTCCTAGCACCCGGTGAAACTCCTTTGCTTAATAATCTTTCAACTAATGAAAACATTAACCTAGCTAACAGTTTTCAAAACTACGCGCTAAACTTTGAGAGTTTACTAATTTCTCAGTCAACCTACAATCGTGAAAAAAAATTAAACGTGTCCGAAAGAGTTTTTTGGAAATGGTTAAAGGAACTTGGAGCAGTACGTTGGAGAGATGCAACAACTGCCGAGGTAATTCCAACTCTACCAGCAGGAGAAAAGCGCTGGGCTGAAGATTGGTACAACCCAACCATCTCTACCTATGACCGAGTAGTTAAGTACATTGGTGAAATCGATGTAGTCAACTCAGTTCGCAGTAAAGATAATTCATATAGTGAATTATACATTCACGTTCCAACCAACGTAGGTTCAACGCCGACCGTTTTATTCAACTCAAAACCGGATGAAAACTATGGACCTGGCATGCTAATTGTTAATACGCCAGGAGATCCATTAGACGTTGAGTACCTAAACGGTAGACATTATAATGATACTCATCCATTTGCTGGAATGAGCCTTGAAGCCTTTTATGATCTAGATACTAACTCAGTTAGTTCAAAAATATCAGATACCCTAACCGTTCAACCTACAACAACTGGTTTCTGGTGGGGAGCTTCATCAATTAACAACTCGTATTACACAGATCAAGCGGCTTACTTTGGAACTCCATACGGTGTTACAAGTTCAACTCCTAAAGTTCAAAGAATTTTCAAGAACTATAACAGCGGAACACGAACGGTTGAGTACTTACGTTCAACACTAGACGGCGTTGTAATTGATTTCTCACTTTCAAACTATCTGATTGCTTCTCAAAATCCAAACATTAAATCATTTTCTCAACTAAACGATAGTTACACAAATGAGGATTTTGAATTTAATGCTATTCTAATCTACTATGACGTGTATGATCCAGCACCAAATGCGGTTGCTGGAACTGAACCAGTTAGCGTAACTAACTTGTATGGAGTTTATTTCTTAAATAGAGTAGTTCAAAGTGGAAGTGAATTCATTATTCCAATGATCACTAAGAATAAACCTGACACAATCAATAAAACAAACGGTAATTCATTTGCATTCAAGGTCAACGTTAAATTTGATACCTCAATTGAAGACGTTTCAGTTGAAAAATCAATAAACGATTACAATACTTTTTCTCTAAATCTTTTCACGGATGTTTTAACGGAAATGAGAAGCCTACAGACAAAGTTTAATGATAAACTGCTAGAACTTAATCAGCTATCGGATGATGTTGACTTGGCTAAGGACGCTTTACTAAATACAACTGCTCTAAAAAGCCTAGCAACTAGAATCAGTGTGATTGAAACAACCGTTGCTGCCTCAACTGCTGCATTTGCAGAAGCATCAGCAATCATGGATCTAATCGATTCAACTAACTCAAGAATTGATGAGATATTAAGTAACAATACAACGTTACAAATAAAATACAATACTGACTCTTTTAAACCAGGATACGGAGTCTTTTTAGACAAGAGGATTCCTGGAGAAATCACATTCTATTCAGACATTCAAGCCTTTTCTAAAATAATTGAGTCAGATTTTAGTTCAAACACATTAGGCACAAGAACTGAAAGTTTAGGAATAGGCGGAACTCAAATTAGACACCTAAAAGTTAACGGATCAGGTAACCCAATTCCTTGGACGATGGATCGTAATTTAACTTTATTAATAGATGATTCATTGAATGCATGGAGAGCCGGTCAATCATTAAAAATCGTTTGTGATTCTCAAATCATTCCAAATTCTTACACAATAACAATAAAAACCGATTCACAGGACATTGTAAATGCAGGGAGCCAATACAGCGTAATAATTGCAACTTTGAATGCGGCCGATTTTTCAACCACTTACGGTCGAACTGGAAAACCTATTATTGAAATAGTTTGTAGAGATCCTAAAACTTTAACGTTCGTTGTCGATAAAATAATTAGATAAACTAAATGGCAGATAAATCATCACTAACCGATTACTTAGCAGAGCTTGGAGTTGATATTAACAACATGCAAGAATTCTTGCTTAAGCTCAACACATCCTTATCAACTAAGGCTAACTCAGTTAGTGTCACTCAAATTTTACAAGACGGAAGCACTGCAAAATACAATATTCCGTCATTTGGTTATTTGAACACTCAAATTCAAAACATTGAAGAGAAGTTCAATAATCTATTAAGCGGTAATGCAAACCAACTTGGAGTCAAGGACAAAGACGGCAATCTAAGAACCTTTGAACTAAAGGATATTTCTACCGTAATTGATGACTTAGAAAGAGTAAGTTCAACCGGAGTTGCAGTACCTGCAGCCTTTAATTACAAAACTAACTGGTTCTTTGAATCATTCTTAAACCCATTACTTTACGTTAATATCGATACGTCAACCATAACAACTGATCCGGATATTAATAAATTCGAAGTAATTCGAGTAATCATCACCTCTCAAATAGCCAGTGATACTCAGTACTTCGATGCAACCTATAAAGGTAAAAACAACTTATCGTATTCAGCGGTAATTAGAGATCTAAATAACCGAGGCATTCAGTACTTTGAAGATACTGCAAATCTAGAACTTTCACCGGCCCGAAATACAGTTAGAGGATCATTTGATGTTCTTGACATTTTAGAAGACACCGAAACTGCGATAGTAGGTGGACAGACTCTAACTGCCAGCGTTCGTAAATATAGATTAGGGACGTTACAGTACTCTGGCTTAACTGGGGATACTGCAAGCGGAACGATTGAAAGGACCTTAAAAGCCGGCGATAAATTAATTGCTACCGATAATAGTGAATTTCGTGTAAAATCAGTAGACACTAACTCTCGTACCATAATACTTGAATTAGTTTTTGGTTCAAGCGGAATTGCAATAGGTCGTGATCAATTAAGAATCAAACCAATTCTTGAAAGATCTACTCTTGTGCAACTAAACGTTGGATACAATGAACGCGATATAATTTTCCTAAAACCAATTAGTGATCGATTAGCGGTTACGACTGATCAATATTCTCAAGGCTTTGGAATTTATACAAATGACCTAACTATCGAAATGCAAAACGGTAGAGAGTTAACCCTAACTCAATTCTATCAAAATTTCGTATCCGATTTTGGACTTCTTTTCTTAAACTATGCAAAGGAAAAGAAACTCCCTGCATCGTTAGGTGAAAAACCAAATCCAGTTGTTGCAACTGCTACTAATTTCAAAGTTGTTCAGATAGATCAACACATTCAGGATGCAGATAATACTCTTGCAATCAAGCAAAAAATTTCAGCTAAAGAACAAAGTTCATCACAAATATCTGAGCTCGACAAACAAATTAGTTCAACTAGAGCTAACTTGAATACGAATGCTTCATTGAACGAAGGTCAAAAGTTAAAACTTGAACAAGATTTAAAGACCTTTGGCGATCGTAGATTAACTCTCTCTAAAACTTTACAAAGTTTAGTTGGAGATATTACAACATCAATAAAATCAACTCCGAGCTTTATAACTAATCCGGAGTACAGAGTTAGAGGATTCTGGGCTATCCCAGAGGCTAGACAAACTTTACACGGCTTACAAACAGTAGCTCAATTTAAAATATCCTATCGTACATTAAGCAAGACCGGCAGTAGCAAAACCGCCGATCAAATAGAATTCGTTGATGCTAATGGAAATAAAGTAACTGGTGCGTTCTCACCTTGGAGAGAATACTTATCTAAAGCAAGAACCAAAAAGTTGAATACTTCAACCGGTTATTACGAATGGGCCGATGAAAATTTAGCAGACCCAGATGCAGTCAACTCAAATCAACTAGACGTGCCAATCAAAAAAGGCGAAGTTGTTGAAATTAGAATCAAAAGTTTGTCTGAGGCAGGTTGGCCAGATTCACCGATCGAATCAGATTGGTCAGATAGTATCCTAGTTGAATTTCCAGCGGATATTGAAACAGTTGAAGACGCTACGATTGTATCTCAACAGGCATTTGCAGATGAGGCAAGATTAAACTTTCAAGATGAATTAAATTCAAAAGGATTAGACATTCACCTTTCAACGGCATTCACAACTCGTGATAAGTATTATGCTCATAAGTCAGAGGATATTGCAAGCGGATTTTTTGCAACTGATGGAAATGTGGTTGACCTCTATACAAAACTAAAGGCAATCTCGGACGATCTATCGGCTGTCCAAACTTCAATATCTACTGGAGCAGGTGCATTAAAAGTGAGTATCATTGACCAACTGGGTAATGAAAAGGAAATAAAAAATGGAGATTCAATCTCGCTGTTTGCTGGATACTATAAAGATCTAATAAAAGACACCAGCGTAACTCCAGTTCAGTATTCGCATGGAAAGGTTGTAGCTGTTCAATACATTGTACAATTACAAAATACCTCGCAAACTGCACTACAATTAATTTCAACTCTTGCTGGTGGAATTGGCGTTCCGGCTGATGTCTCAAATCCAACAGCATTCCCTACTTCAAATTACCATAAGAATTTACGATATGATAGATGCCCATTGACTATCAATAATTCAACCGACCAAACTCTCGCTAATTTTGTTCAAAAAGACGGATACCAATCATCACAGGTACAAAGTCAATTTATTTACACAAGATACAAGGATATTACTCTAACTAGTGATTTATATACAGGAGATGGTCAATCTGCAAGCCTATACGTAAATGCTCCAAGTGGAAATTATGCATACAATGGATTTCAGATAGGATCGAACTTTGTACCTTATGTACACGGTCATTATGTACCGTTCAATCCAACGTTGTCAGCAACTCCTTATACAACTACAGCTAATGCGAATATATGGAACGGTACCTTAACTGGTTCAACTCCAAATGGTAATGGTAAATTAAGCGAATTTTGTATTCATAAGAGCCATCCGGAAATAACTACTGCCTGGAATCAAGCGACTTGGGTACCAGCTAGACCATCGTATCTTACTACTGACACAATCCAAAAATACCTTCCATTCAGTCAAGCAATACATTGTGAAATAACTGAAGCTGAGGGAACGAACGTATTCAGTGCATCGTATTTTCAACAGGCTGCATATCAACGACCAGTTGCTCCAAGCCCATTAACTACAACTCCTGCAAATTTGAGAGAAAATCAATATCCAATTAAGAGTGGATTTCTTAAAAATGATGAGTTTTTAGTTGGTAAGTACACATGCGGTGCATATTTGTATATGGCACCATCTACTTATTCAGCCGTATCTGTTGCTGGATTAAGCCCAGCTGGCTCAACCAAACAACTTTCGTTTGGTGCAACTAACTCAATTAAGATTCCTTTGATATTCCAATTCAGAGCATCTGATAAACTTGGATATGTTGGCGGCTGGAGAGTAGCTAATCCGACTGGCTTAAAGAACGTTAAGTACTCTAAGAAAATTGGACTTGACATTTATGCAGTAGGCTCAGTATTTTCGTTTGACGTAACGGTCGGAACTCAATATGAAAAAGAAACAGCAGTAGTTGTTCCGCTAAGCCAACTAGATATTTCAACATTTAGTGCAGTTGGTGCAGCCGACTAAAATATAATATAAATTTGTGGTAACATACACTCAACTGGCTGAGAGAAACGTAAGCTTTCAACTATTACGAACTAACCCAAAATTAACAACAAACATTAAGTTAACAGTTGATTCTGGTGGAGACTTATGGTTTAATTCAATTGATGCAAATGAGCAGCTTGCTAATCAAAAGTACAAGAGATTTGCAATAAACGAAAATTCAAGCCATGAGGTTAATCTCTATAAATTTTACGACAACGGTAAAACGCCAGCCTCTATTGCATACCAAGTTGGTTCAACTATTGGTAAGAATGCAGTAGCTAAAGATCTAAAAGATCAATTTGATTTTGACCTCTATACAAGCGGAGCAAAATACTTAACAAGTAGACAATACTTGGAAAAGTTTTCGTATTTAGCTCCTCTGTATTTAGACCAAGTCGTTCCTACTAAATTTGTCATTTTTAAAATACCAGGACCTTCAAACTACACAGCAGGCCAAGGAAAGACTTTGCAAAATATTTCAGTTCAAGACTTTGCAACCGAAGCTTTTAAACATTCGACTATTGTAAAAGTTTTTGACCTTGGTAAAACTTCAAAAATTGGACAATACTTGGAGAACATGGCTAAGAACCCAATGTTCACCAAAAAACCTCTGTACGTTAACCATAAGATTGACGGGTACTCTTTGTATAGAGGCGCCTCAATCTCATCTGGTACGTATGTTGAAATTCCTGAACAGTTAAGTACAGTATTTAGCAGAGCCTTACCTCTATTAAAAGTAGATGAATTTATAACATTAGGATACGAGAGGAACAAAATAGTCTATCCTAAAATTTTAAACATGGAATTCTTGTTTGACGATATTACGTCAGACCCGTATGACTTCAATAGGTATTTCGGTTTTTATTGTAATGATATTGATCTAGAAGAATTTGAAATTGACCTGGATCGAATGTATGCTGAGTCTTCTGAGCAAGTAGTTGCAGTTGAAACAGTAGATCAATTATCGCTGTCTCCTAGTTCAACATTTAGTTTGCAAGTGACCGGCACAAATTTAGACGATCTAGGAGTCAATAACATTTCATTTAGCGATTCAGTAAATATCTCAGTCACTGGTGTAACATTCAACAGCGGTGTTTTGACAATTTCCGGCACATACATAAATTTTCCTTCATCTGTCCAGCTCACAATAACTGCCAATAATATCAATCCTATTAAGTTTGAACTGCAAAGCTCAACAATTAGCGACCCATGGGTTGAGCTCGATACTCTTATTTTTGACCCATTAGTTAATGATCAGGTTTTACCAGTAAGATACAATCAATCAGACGATATTTCACTTACCTTAACTAATTCAACTGGTGTCAAACTTAACGGAAAGTCAATTGGCCAAAATCTTAGCGATATTAATCAGAATAGAACATCAACTGAAACTCTCTTCTTTCCTTATATCAAGGGAAAAACTGGAGACCTTCATTTAATTAATTCAAATGACTGGAATCAAAGCGGTACTTTGGTAACTTTTAAAATAGATAATGTGAGTGTTGATCTAGGTACTTTCTTTGGACCTACTGATTTAATTTCTCAGCCGACTGCCTCAGTTTCAACAATTGATACTAAATCGACGGTTGCGTTACAGTTCGTTAATAAACCAGATCATTTAGACCGTCTTAGAATATACCACCCTAGTGGAAGTTGCCTGGATGTAAATGACATAGGTGGAAGATACGATGAAATCGTCTTTGTGAAATCTTACTTTACTGGCGGACCTTCAAGCTTACCAACTGGAACTGCATACACTGTAGATTATCCAACTATTCCAACTGTGAGTTTCTCAGCGCTTGATCCGAATGCAGTACCTCCGTCTAACTCACAATATTCGCCAGCTACGATAGGGACCCAATACATTTCATCGATCAACAACAGCAAGTGGTACTTTGACGGAACTCAGTATGTTGAAGGAGTTTACGGTTCTCGAATATACGTTAATGCGGATTTAGATATTAGCCAAATCACACAAGCAATTTACAATGCTGTAATAGAATTAAGAGATGCATCTATTTTTGCAGTACCTTTCAATGATACGGTATTCATACAGTCTCTAAAATTTGGAGATACGTATGGCGAATTAAAAATTAAGGTAATAACAGCAGCTTCATCGACTTTTAAAATAAATGGCGAGTCTACAAATTCGTTAGTTTGGGCGGATGGAGGATTTTTAAGTAAACCTCATGCGATCATTGATATTGGAAACATTGAAAAGTTAACTCCATTACTTGATGATGTAGTCGTGAAGACCAATAATAATTGGTCAAAAATTAGTCGAGTGTGTAGAGCAGCCGATTTAATCAAAAACGGCCTATCAGATGAGGACCAAACAAACGCAATCAATTACTTCAATACTTATGCAACTCTTGAACTAGTTGATGATGAAGTAGTTAACGTTAATTACGATAAAATTGAAATCAGAAAGCTTTTTAAACCCAAAATCGGAGTACTTTCTATTTTTGAAGTACTGGATCTTGATTTCTCAACTTACTCAACTCGATATTCTAGAAATTTACTACTTGATCTATATAAAGACATTTACATTCCTCCTAATGTTACACTATTGGACTTTACAAAGTACTCATACCAAATAATAGGAGATGGTGATATTGAAATAAATGGTCAACTATATAATGCCGCCTCAGTTGGGACAGCTGCCCGTCCACTAGTTTGGCAAAATACTAACCAATTATCAAAATACTCGGTAGTTAGAGGGGATGCAATTTTAATATACGGAAAAAAGAGACCAAATACAACAATTGATCCGACCAGTACAGTATATCCAGACAGATTAGATTTAGCATATTATGATGAGTCTAATGACTTGATTGATTTTAGTGGACCGTTTGCACTAAAGGCTGATCATGCATACCAAAGTCAACAAAGTTTGACCTATGGTAATCGTGATCGTTATGTTTTAGGAAATGTGTCAAGCGAGTACCATGTGTACCTTGAAAATTTTAATAAAGAATATGCGTCTACTGGCAGAGTAATTCCATACATAACTAAGTGGGGCCTAGAGGATTCAACCGACAGTCGTGATAATCCATATCGACTAAACTCTGACCTTATGTTTGGAAAGGATAATTTTGGACCTTCTCATCGTGAAACTTCTCCAACTCCTGAAAAAATGACGCATGAATGGTTTTATATAGAGTCTGACTTTGGATACTTAAATGATCCTAAGCTTGCACGATATAACTTTTCATATTTCGATTCACCGATTGATGTTAACCAATTAACATCATCATCTCAATATTTTGAAACCTATTTTACGTACATTCCAAAAGTTGACGGGTTTGAAGTAGATCGTCCACAATTTAGGTATTCAATTCTAAATAAGAATCAATTCACCAAACAGTATGAAACTACGTTTAAAGGAGCCAAATTTAGATTTTATGAAATTGATGATTTTGGAAATTTAATAGTAGACACAACTCGATTTGAAGATTACAAATTCAGCGTTTTAGTCAAGCCGATCAAGGAGGTTCCAACCGTTACTAGACAACCTATAAAGTATAGAGTGATTGAAAACACAAATGCTAAAGCAATTACCGTATTAATTGAGATAGCAATAGGCCACAAAGCAATGCTAGATTCAACAATCCTAACTGCCGATTGGTCAATACCTACTGGTGATCTAATCGATCAAACTACCGTATTCAATAATACATTTAGGGAAATGCCTACTCGATACTCAATTGATCGAACGATTACTGTTTCGAGTTTAACAACCTACTTAAACTTAATTAATGGAGCAACCTTGATTCCAGCTGACTTGGGTGAAACTGTGCATATTATTTACGCACCAGTAATTTCGCCATCGAGTTCTCCAGTTGCCCTATACTCTTCAATAATTGCTTCCACTGGGTCTAGGGTTTATGAAGACGTTAATAATGGACTAATCTCAAATGGCGATCGCCTAGGAGAAAGGACCTATGCTAATGTTACTCAGGCTTTGCCATTAATTTTAAATCAAGGAACGTATCCTAGCGTTAGAATCCAATCTGAATTTCAAGATAGCTGGACGCTAAATACTGCGTCTGCTGGTGCAGGTCAACTTGATCCAAGTTCAGGAGTTTTTAATAATACATTAAGCGGTGGAACTTTAGCAATTAATCAAATTTCAACTTCAAGTTCTTCATTTTTTACGAATGGATCAATTGATCAAAGTTACAAACTAAATCAACTTTTACAGAGTGGCAACGAATTCAAAATAGCATACGGCATTGCTAATTCAAGTTATCAAGACGTTATTTACTCAGTAGCCTCCTCCGTTACTTACTCTTCTGGAGTTTTCACAATCCCGATCTCTTATGTCAGCGGTGGAATATCTGCAAGCATCACTAATGGAACAGCGGTCCTATTCAAAGCTAACTGGATTGTACCAAGCACAATTGATTCAAACTCTACGGCAGTTGATGAATTTTCAGTAGAGCACAATTTGTCTTACTATGATTCAGTATCCGGTGATTATAGAATTGAATTTAGTGATGTTTCTAATTTAACTCACTCTTTCTTGTATTTTGCAAAAAATAAAAAGTACAATAACCGGGCAGCCGCATACTCAACAATTAAGCTTTCTAGGGGAGTTGACTTATCCACAAGTGGAATCAATGTAAGCACAATTAGCTTATTGCCTGAATCTATTGAAACTCGTGAACTTGTTGGATTGCTAGACTACGACTCAACCGCTGACTCAGAAATAGAGCAATCGAATATTGGATTTTCTCCATTTTATGTAATAAAACCTGGACAAAAGAATATTGTTTTACAGATTCAAAACGTCAGTGGCCCTTCAAGTGTACCAGTTTTGCCAACTCCAACCAACTTATCCAATATTACATTGACCGAAGATGGGATAGCTGGAGCAAATCAAAATCTAGTCATTTTGACTCAAATCCCAACTAAATCTCTTAAGACTGTCATCCCGGCAACTATTAATTTAGGAGATATCGTTTCATTCTCTTACTCTGAAGTAGGTATTCCAAATGGAACTACTTCGACCTGGGTAGATGAAGCTCAGCACTTTCAAATATTTGGAGGAGTCAAGTACTTTGAAAAATTATTTGGAAATCTTTCGTTTGCTAAATTTGTTCAGCTATTGGACAAATCACAAGAGGTGATTAGTTGGGAGACTTACACCGACGGTATCAATCTAAATGCTAAAAAGATCTCAATGGAGGTATTAACAGCAGATGAAATTTCAAAATCTACCATTGTAAAAATTTCGCAAGAGGCTGTTCAGTCTGGGCAAATTAATCAAATTGCCGGAGTTACGCTAAGTGAAGTTAATTCTCAAGCATACTCAGTTAATCGATACTCTGGGGAATACGATATCATAACTAGACCAATCGCTGGATTTAAGTACAACTTTTCAATAAATGAAAATGACTTGACTAGCGCAAACGCATGTCTAAATCCGCATGTTGAAAACTTCTTTATATTACCGGAGTTTGAATTTGTCAAGTATTCAAGAACCTCAATTCTCGATCTTGAAAATAGTCAGAATTATTCAGCCGAGTACCCATTAATTGGCGAAACTCCAATTGACCGCACTTCATTAAATATCTTGTCTTCTAGTTGGGACTACAACTACCACTTTGAGTACTCACAAAAGAGCTCATTCTCTAGAATTCCAGGAAGCCGTCGAGTTACCGAAGATTATTCATTTGTTTCGAAGCTTATCAATGTTCCGAATAGTTTTACAATTGAGTCATTCACGTCTCTTGAAGTAACTAACTCAAATTTCTTAACATCAACTGCCACTGCTGCAAACTTGGAATACTCAATTTTTGGAAATGAAGTTCGTTTTAAATTGAACATATCTGACTTGATAACCAAACACCTATCAGATAACGGGCTTCGCTCTGAATTCCAAAAGTTCTTTAAAGATGAGTTGGGTGGACAAATCACAACAAGTACAGAATTTCTTGGCGATCTAACTTTTGAACAATATCTAGCTCAATACTGCTCGACTAATTTAATTAAACTGTATTCAATTGACAGTTTCGAGTTCTATTCACTAAATGATAGTACAATACCTAATAACTTAGTTAATTTCATCCAACTCGATTACGATTTGCTTGGAGATCTAGGTTATATCCTAGTTCGAAATGTCAAAATAAATAATACCAAATCAAACCTAGTCGAAGGCTCGATTTTGATAAAACCTAACACTGGCATAAAACTAGTACCAAAAATAAAAATTAAATTCATTTAATGGCAGTCATTATAAATTTAAAGGAGATATTCGCAACCGATAGTCAAGTTGAGGTCTCAAACAAAGTAAACTTCAACTTCAATCAATTAATTGCACTTGGTATAGGTGGAACTGGTCCAACTGGTTTAACTGGTCCAATCGGCCCAGCTGGTCCAATCGGTCCAATCGGCCCAGCCGGCCCAACTGGATCAGTCATTTATGGAACAACTCCAGCGACAGCAGCCACAAGCGCTCCGTTTGGTGCACCTGCTGGCATTACAATAGGCGATATTCTGATCACATCTGACAAAGTTCTTAAAAGGGTTTCAACTAGCGGATCGAATATCTTTGGTTGGGAAGTACTAACTGATTTTAATTCACTAGTGCAGGCCGCCTTGGGTACAAATATTTCACCCTACGTTAGATTGGGAGCCACGTCTAGAGTTGTAAAACCTAGAGTTACAGCAGGTTTAGATTTAACTAATAGCGTGACTAGTACTGACCCTAACTTTGTAATCCCAGGATTAGGAACAAATTACCAGACAGTTCTCTATAATTTCAATGAGCTAAAGACCCGCTCATTATCCCTAGTCGGGTCAAACATTGCTGCCATTTTAAATTCATCAACCGAAGTATCATTTAACGCAAGTAGCTCATCCGTTGTAAGTTTAACAAATAATCAAATAACCGTATCAGCAGGTCACGGATTAAGTACTGGCCAATTCGTAACTTATTCGAACGAGGGCGGTACCTCAATCGGTGGACTAACCAATAACAGCGGATATTACGTGTACGCTCCAAGTTTAACCGTATTTTCTCTTTGTGAGACGTATGTTCAGGCCTTGGCTGGGACTCCAGTAATAGATCTTACGAGTTTAGGAGCTTTGAATTCAGGAGCTCCGCATAAATTCATAACTTATCCAGCATCAGTAGACAGTATATTTCCACAAACTTCAAATTTAGCAGTTTACTCGTTCTTTAATAGCACGGCATCTGCTGCAAAGGAATTTGAAACCGACCCAAGTGCAAAGGGTTACAGAGGTCAAATTGAACTAGGTTCATTAGACACTCTGCCGACTGCATACGATGGAATCACTACTCAAAACTTCTTAATTAGTCCAAGCTTTGAAAATCTAAGAATCCGAAAGTACCGATTAGGCGGATTCACATTAAGCGGTGGAACCACTGCTGATCCAGGAGACTACATGCTCCGAGCAGAATACGATCTTTCCTCAAGCGGTAGTGAAGTTGCTGAATCATTCTCACCTCGAAGAAATAGCGAGCACCGTTGGTTAATCAACAAGGCTGGCACTTCACAATCAGTCGGCCGAACCGTTGAAATGAAATTAACTAATGAGCACATATTAGCAAATACCGAGTCGACTGCAGTTGCTGCAGGAGTCAGCGTCGATGGCTTATTTTTTAAGCGAAACTCAAGCTTTGGAGGAGGTTTAACAGTTAATTACTTTGCAATAGGATTCAATCCAGCTAATAATAACTCAATTGATTTCGATGCTCCAAGTGGAGTAACTTTCAACTTTAATCAAAATATCGTATTGGGTTCGGGAGTTACCTCAACTCTAAAATCAACCGGAATTGATTTTGCCTCTGGTTCCGGTACAACTTGGACGATCACTGCAGTAAATGGTAATCTTAGACTTCAAACCTCAAATGCAGCGGCAACAATTTCTCTAAATAATGCGGTCGTTGTAAAAGAAAATCGACTTGCTCAGGGATTGCCTTTCCCGGTAACTCAAGTTGTATCAACCGATGAAAACACGCTTGATGATTACGAAGAAGGCACGTGGACCCCAGTTCTTTATGGCGGAGCCTTACAAAATCAAGCAACGTCAAATCCATCATTTAAACAACTCATGGCCTCTACTCAAGGACCTGCGTCGTCTTTGAACGGGCCAGCTCGAGCATACTATCAACCTCCCCTATTTACATCAGGACCAGTTTATGAGCTTGGTCTATACGGTCCTCTTGGGTCAGGTCCAAATTACACATGGCGTGATATTCCAATTGATGTTACCTATGCTCGATACGTAAAGGTCGGAAAAAAGGTTACATGTTGGGTGAACTTTGCAATCAATCCAAGTTTTAACTGGATAACAACTCGATATACTGGAACATGGGACTCGGTCAATACACTGACTCAGGTCTTTACTGCTGGTACAAATGCAAGTCGCTGTGATTTCCTATATGACGTCAATCGTGATTGGCTGGGTAGCTGTGCAATAGGGCTTACTTTACCGTTTGGCGCAGCAGTTGCTCCATCGGCTGGTTCAGTAAATGCCACTCTGTTTGATCCCGATGTTGACCAGCTTAGTTCAACCGTGCTGGCCGGAACCTATAATCTACAAATAGACAATAATGTGAGCGGTTTTCCTAATCCTTTCGGATTAGGTCCAAGCTATCCAATCGTACAATATCCAGCGTTCTATCAGAATCCACTAACCGTTAGCGCGGGAGTTGCAAGCGGTGGAGGAGTTGAAACAGGCGGAGCAATCGGCCTAGTTTCTAACATGTTACCAATCAATCCAACTGGAAAGTCGGAAATTAGAATCGGTGTAGTTAATACCAGATTTACAGTTAGTGGTCCACCAGTTTTTGATCCGGAGAGCAGCTATTCACCGGCTGCGCTATTCTTTGGCGAAAGAGATTTTGCAGATACTAACGCGTTCACCTCATCCGGCGGACGCCGAACTTTTGGTACAAGTAGACTGAGTCCAGTCACTGCACTTGACTGCCTATATGAAGCATGGATTCCAGCAGCCGGAAATACAGCAGATGCAAACCTATTCGAAAAGTTAATCAGATTTCAATGTCACTTTACGTACGAAACTGCAACTTAAGCCTTTAGCTTAAATGGAATAGCCTTCTTTTTTTCTAGCATTCGACTGTAATCCAGTAGAACATTAGGATCGAATCCATGGACGGGTTTCATGATACGATTGACCAAGATAATGTCCTTTGCAAGACAAATTCCGTCAGACAGAACAACATGGTCCGTGCCTGAAACGACTATCACATTCTGGTCAGGATTAAAATCGGTCAAGTTAGGTTTTGCCTCAAGCAGCCGGGACTTAAACTCGGAATTCTTTAGACCTGGTAAATCCAATACCGCCTTTCTTTTGATAGAGTAACCTAAATTGCATTTACTCTTTAGGTTTAATCTGTAAACCTCGTACCTGTCTAATTTAGTGGACTTACTAACAATATAGATCACATCCTGTTTGTGTATTTGATTATTGTTTAAATGAAAGTGAATGTGTTCTAATACTGGAATCTGTTTTCTTAGATACGATGCCATTACTTCAGACAAGATGGATGAGCATGCCTTAATGATATTCTTACCATTAGAGTCATCGGGCTGGGCCAATTGAGTTACTATTTCCATTAACTTTTCGTGTGACCTGACCACATTCAAATGTGAATCGTAAACCTTTTTATCAGCTATTACTGTGTTTAAATTTAGGTAATGAAATACTATTTCGTAGAAGTTGGAAAAGTCACTATCTAAGTTTGAGAGATACTTCTGCTTCGCGTCCAAGAGAATGTACGTGTAATACTCTAGGTCAACAAAATTCGCTTGACAGAGCCACATTGGGTCTAGCACAAGCTTGGGGTTTAAAGGCTTCATGTGTACCCCGATTTTTCTTATTATTTATTTGACGGCTAAAACCTAGATCCGCTGCGATAAATAACAAAAAGGATTTTTTAATGCAAGTAATCACCTACAAGGTAATTCCGGAGCCTCCGAAAAACACCATCACTTTCAGTAAGAATTACAGAATTTTTTCTACTGGAGAACCTGTGCCTGGTGCACTCAATATCGTTGGCTTTGACGAGGATCTTGACCTAGGTAGTGCAAGTTCAGCAAACATTATTCGTAAGATGAGATACTCGTCCGACCGTGGAAATTGGTCACTGTGGTATCCGTTTTCGCCAGCTGACCTAAGCGAGCTTGCTGTTCTAGACTTTGGTGATGCACCAGTCTTTATAGAAGTAAAGTACGAGTACGATGATACGACTTACAATCAAATCACAACACCATTAACCGTTAATTCAGTTAAATTTAGATTGAATAGTACTTACATTGCTGAATCACTATTCACACCGACTGTTTATTGTTCAAGCGAACGCTGTCCAGCAATTATTGCTGAAAGAGAAGCTAGTTTTAAACCCTATGAGGTTGGTACGGCAATCGGTATTGCAAAGGAACTTAGTTTCCAGACCAATAAATTGTTTGGCCATGAAGTTGTCTACTTTAAAACTGAACCAGATAGGGACGGTGGAGATTTCATATTCAAGGAATGGACCCTTTTCAAAACAACCGATCGCAAATGTGTTAAGGTTGTTGTACCGAATAATACTTTCCCAGATAACAAACCAAACTTCACTGAATTCGGAGTGGATTTTGAAATTCCTTTCGAGATTCATATTGATCACATATACTTTCAGTCAATATTTGGACCGGACACCCAGCCGCGTAAAAGAGATTACATGTACTTTCCATTAACCAATAGAATGTACGAAATCCAAGGCTCGTATCTGTTTAGAGGATTCATGATGGAACCTCTCTATTGGAAAATACAATTGACAAAATTCAGTCCAAACATTGACATGCTAATGAAAACTGAGGACCGTCGATTCCTAGATAACATCATCATGTCAAGCGATGAACTGTTTGGTAAACCGGCTGAGGTTCAAAAGAAGGACGCACTTGATAAGAAACAATACAAGACGATATCCCATAAATTCGATGAGACCCGCAGATCAATTCATCCGGACCTAAGTAATAAGATTTTGGACTACACGTTTAATTATGCTCCATTGATTGAATATTATTATGATATGAGCGGAGTTAAACCAGCAATCGTTAACTATTCGGTAGTATCTAACGGAACATCGGCTGATCAAGAACTTACACCTAGTCAACCGTACACAATCTATGCATATCAAGATAGCGAAATTTACAAGGCCTGGACCGCTAGGCGATTGAATACTGGCGATTCTACTATAAGTAGTTCGGGTAAACCTCTACCTGTTAAAATGAATGGTCCTAAGGATTCATACAATCCAGCTACTGGAAAATACGTTGCAGTTGAAGGTTACAAGAATTTAGGATTTAACGCAAGCGATCGTAGAGACATCACCGAATTTTCAGCTGGAGTTTTTCAATTCAAGCAATCAGAGAATGCCGTTGTTTATAAATCAGTTGCCTCAACCGTGAATACTCCAAACATGACGTTTAGTGCCCTAGTTAAATTTAATAAAGGCACACAATCCATAAAGTTAATTGATGGATTCGATAATTTTCAAGAAAAGGGAATGACCGTTACCTGTAATCTAGTTGATATTGATGGAATTGATGCAACTACCACTGTTTATGTTAATATAAACGGAACGAATTACACTTTTCCAGTCGGACCTTTAAAATACGATAAATGGTATTCAGTAATAATTCCAGTATCCGCTCAATACGGCCAACTTGAAGTTAACATTTATTCTTT